AATTGCGATAAACGTAAAGATAAACTAAATAAATTGTTTCCTTACAAAAAAGCTAATTGCTTAACTGAAAATCATTACGAATACTTAACTGATTTTTTCGAGCGCAAACCAAACTCGATATCACCAATTGAGCAAGAAGTAATTTTAAAGATTTACAACCAAACGTTTAATTCAAATGTAGGAGCGACGCAATGCGCAACTTGTTGGATAGATATGATTGAGGAGTTAAAGAAAGTGTTTAACGCATACGAACAATAATCTAAATATTAGATTCTATTAGATTATGGATAAAAGAGCAAATAACGGAAATAAAGGACACTCTACAAAAGCAGTAGGAGTTGATAAACGAAAAAATGAATACAAAGAGCTTTTAGATTTAGCCGCTACAACAGATGAAGTTGTTGAAGTTATAAAAGTTCTAAAACAAAAAGCAATACAAACGCAAGACGTAAACGCTATTAAATTGTTTTTAGAATACTATTTAGGCAAACCAAAAGAAACAATCGACCAAACGATTAACGTTAACCAAACAGATATAAAAGACCTATTCAATTTTGATAACACTAAGCGAAAGATATAAACCTTTAGCGTCAGATAGTAGGTATTTTATTTGCACGGGTGGACGTGGTTCGGGTAAATCATTTGGAGTAAACTTTTTTATTCTATTGCTTACTTACGAAAGTGGACACGTAATTTTGTTCTCACGTTACACCTTAGTTTCAGCGCATATTTCTATTATTCCAGAGTTTATTGAAAAGATTGAATTATTAGGAAAAGAACACGAGTTTTTAATTACAAAAGATGAAATTACTAATTTGGTAACAGGTTCTAAAATAATCTTCAAAGGAATCAAAACAAGTTCAGGAACTCAAACAGCAAATCTTAAATCGTTGGCAGGTGTAACTTGTTTTGTTTTAGATGAAGCGGAAGAACTTACCGATGAAGACGTATTCGATAAAATAGATTTATCAATTAGGCATAAGACTAAGCAAAACAGAATTATATTAATACTCAATCCGTCAACAAAAGAGCACTGGATTTATTCACGTTTCTTTGAGCAACGTGGAGTTAACGAGGGTAGTAATTTAACCAAAGGTGATGCGACGTTTATTCACACCACTTACGAAGACAACATAACCAATTTATCGGAGTCGTTTATTAATCAAATTGAAAGTATTAAACGAAACAACCTGCAAAAATTTAATCACGTTATTTTGGGCGGTTGGTTGGATAAAGCGGAGGGCGTAATTTATTCTAATTGGAAAATCGGAGAATATTTACAAACTGATTTAAGTTGTTACGGGCAGGATTTCGGGTTTTCAATTGACCCAACTACTTTAATTCAAGTTTCAATCGATAACAAGCAAAAAAGAATTTACGCAAAAGAATTGCTATTTAAAGCAGGTTTAACGACGTCCGATATATTCACTCTTAATTCTAAATTGGTTGCGTTAAACGGGCTAATTGTAGCAGATAGCGCAGAACCTCGTTTGATTACGGAATTAAAACAAAAAGGTTTAAACATTAAAGGAATTGAAAAGCCAAAAATTACGGATAGAATTGCACTTGTTCAGGATTACGAATTGATAATCGAAGCAAACAGCACTAATCTAATCAAAGAATTAAACAACTATTCCTGGCACGATAAGAAATCCGAAACACCTATTGACAACTTTAATCATTTACTCGATGCGCTCGGTTATGCCGTTTGGGACTTACTTGTAAAGAAAAAAGGAGTTTACGGTATTTTCTAGTGGTACAAAAAACAAAAATTTAATTATACTAATATGAAACTTGAATTAATCGTTCCAACGAGTTTAAAAGATATTCCATTAAAATCTTATCAAACATTTGTAAAGATGCGCGAAGCTTCAAACGATGAAGATTTTGTCGCTCAAAAAATGATTGAAATATTTTGTGGTATTGAACTGAAAGACGTTGTTAAAATGCGTTTAACAGATGTTAATGAATTACTCGTTAGCTTCAATCAAATCTTTAACGAAAAACCTAAATTTCAGAACCGTTTTAATTTGCACGGAATTGAATACGGATTTATTCCAAAGCTCGAAGATTTAACCTTAGAAGAGTTCACGAACTTAGAACAACTTATGAAATCGTGGGACACTTTCCATATGGCAATGGCAGTAATGTACCGACCTATTAAATTAGAGGTTAAAGGAACTTACGAAATACACGATTATTTTTACAGCGAAGATATGGGCGAAATATTCAAACTTTGCCCCTTAGATATAGCACTTTCCGCAAGGGTTTTTTTTTGGAATTTAGCGAGCGAATTGTTAAACGCTATTCCGTCCTATTTGGAGAAGGAACTGGCGAAGAATCCGAGTTTGATGAACGAAGTCAATTTGGCAAACAGTGGGGGTGGTATTCGTTCTATTATGCACTTGCTGACGGAAAATTTAAAGACATTGGATTTGTCGGAAAACGAAAACTTACTGAGGCTCTCACGTTTTTAACATTTGAGAAACAGAAACAACAGATTGAAGAAATAGAACTTAATAGAATGAAATTTAGGAATCAATGACAAAATATTACGAATTACTAAACATACTTAAAACAGAACTCGAAGCGACTGGATTAGTTAATACAATTACGCAAGGGGATATTTCAGGCGTTGACGTAAACAAACAAAACCTTTACCCTTTGGCGCACGTTGTTATAAATTCAGCTTCATTTGTTTCAGCAACAATAAATTTCAACGTTACTATTTTATGTATGGATATTTTGGACGTTTCAAAATCAAAAGTAACCGACCAATTTAGAGGCAATGATAACGAAATAGATATTCTAAACGCTTGTTTAACGACACTTAATAGAGTTTTCGAAAGGTTTAGACGTGATTACACAGTACTTGAAATTGGGGACGCTAATAACACGCCGTTTGTGATGCGCTTTGAAAATGGTTTAGCAGGTTGGGAAATGACTTTCGATGTTACTATTCCTGCAAATATGACGATATGTTAACACCAACCGCCACGGCATTACAGCGCTTTCAACAGCACGTCGTTACTCAATCGAAACGAAACCTCACAATTAAGAACAAAAATGTTTCTAAGGGACTTTATAATTCAATTAAAGGCGATGTTAAAGAAAGTCCAAATAGTATTCAGATATTGTTTACTATGTTGGATTACGGATTTTATCAGGATAGGGGAGTTAAGGGGGTAAAATCGGGACGTTCGTTAAGTGGGTTTAAGTTTGGAACTGGTAGCGGAAAACAAGGGGGTTTATCGGAGGGGATTTATAAGTGGGTAAAAGCTCGAAAAATTCAGTTTAAGGATAGGAAAACGGGACGCTTTATGTCAAGTCAACAAACAGCAAATTTAATTACTCGCTCAATCTGGAATAAAGGAATTAAACCAACTGAATTTTTTAGTAAACCATTTGAAGCCGCATACAAGAATTTACCTAGTGAACTTGTTGAAACTTACGGATTAGAGGCGGAAAGACTATTCGACCAAATTATGATACAAAATTTTAAAAGAAAATGATATTTGTTAACCGACCTTATTTATTTACCGTTGACCAAGCAGGACAATTAGGCAGTAAAATAGAATTATTTATTTGGAACGGAAGCACACCGCCAACAAACCCAAATTACACTTTCACTAAGCAGATAGCAAGCGCAACCGATACAGCGAATTATTATAATATTAGCCCGTTTTTAGCTGAATTTATTCAGTTCGGAGTTACCGATACGGATTCAGCAACTTTATTAGAGGATAATTACTTTGTAAATTATAGAATTAAGAATTACTACTTAGATGAATTCGGAGATTATCAACCTTTATTTATAGGAACACCGCCAACAAACCAAGCGATGTATGGTGATTTCGGAGTAGTTAATTATGGTGGGTTGTTAAAAGAAGATACTTATTACACTTTAGGCGGTTGCGACTTAAATAGTTGCGATACGATTAGCGTAACCTATCAATTAGAAGGTGAAGAGCCTGTAACGGTGGAGGTTGCTGTATTTGGAGAAATATATGGAAAAAATTCTTATGAATTTGTTATACAAGGAATAGACGTTTCTCTTTTTTGGAATGTAACAAATTGGATGTTTATCAATGCTAATTCCGAAGAAACACAAGCCACCCTATCAGAAGACACCCCTTGCCCTTTCGGAGATTACACAATCGAAGAAGGTAGCATTTTTGAAGCATTTAGTGTTGCTCCTAGTGGAGTAACAAACAAGTTTTTATTTCCATTGATTACGAATTTTCCATATAGAAAAGTTCGTTGGACTGATTTATACAACGGCACAACAGAAACGGAACTTTTAACAATAAATAAACTTTATTCAATCAATGGAGCGAGATATGCCAACGGAACAAAAGTAGAGTTCTTAAATACTACATTTGATACAGTTGTAAATACGTGGACATTTTTACCAAAATGCGAATGTACTTACGAACCTATAAAAGTGCAATACTTAAATACTTACGGCGCACTTATAACAACGTGGTTTTACAAAGCTAATAAGAAAGAATTCAGTATGGAAAACAGCGAGTTTAAACGCTTTCAAACTGTTGATTCAAACTTTTACGTTGGCAAACAGCGACAAACGTTTAACACTTCAGCACGTGAAAAAATTACGGTCAATTCCGATTGGGTTTTAGAAAGCTACTCGCAAGTAATTAAAGACATTATTACAAGTGAATACACCTTAGTAAACGACAAATTTGCGAACGTTGAAACGAAGTCTATTGAAATACAACAAAACATAAATAACGGCTTAATAAATTATCAATTAACGTTCACCTATTCAAACGATTATAGAAGATGAGAGAAGTAGGACTATTTGTAAAAGTTGGCGATGCTTATAAACGACTTGAATTATTTACAGATGAAAATATAGAACTTTCATCGAGTATTCAAAACGTTCAGGATATTAGCAAAGTTTTCAGCGATTTTACGCAAGGGTTTACAATTCCTGCAACAACTTACAACGCTTCAATAATTCACTATTTTCAAGAAAGTTCTATTAATCAAATTTACGATTACCAAGTAATGTTTGATGCTTATATCGAAATTGATACGATACCTTTTAAGCGTGGAAAATTACAAGTTGATAAAAGCCAAATTAAAGACGGAAATCCGTATTGTTATAACGTTCAATTTTTCGGACACCTTACAAGTTTGAAAGATACTTTTGGAGAATTGAAATTAAGCGATTTGGATTTAACACCTTATTCGTTTGAATACAACGGTGCAAATGTTAAAGACAGAATTATAAATCCGTCGTTAGATTACGATGTTAGATTTCCTTTGATTTCAAGTGAAAGAATTTGGAGTTATGGAGATGCAACCGACAACGACATAAGCGGATTAATTGGAGCTTTATCAATGGGGGAATTATTACCTGCAATAAAAGTAAACGCAATTATTGAAGCTATTGAAACACGTTTTGGAATTGCTTTTAATTCTGTATTTTTTCAATCAAAAGCTTTTAATCGTTTATTCTTATATTTAAAAAATACAAGTAACGATGCGATAAGTTTTAATTTTGACCCTATTGTTTTTACTTCAAACACAAGCGATGTTTTTAGAACCGTTAATTTAGCAAATAGCACACTGAATTATGTTTACGGAATTTTTCCTCTTTTTGGTTCTGAAATTACAAATTATCAATATCAAACTTTAGTTGAAATAACAAGTGTAACGTCACCTAGTTTAAATTGGAGTGTTCAATGCTTTAGAAATGATATTTTAGTAAATACAATAAACGGTCAAGGTTTAGGAAGTTTTCCAATTTTCACGGAAAAAAATGTTAACGGATTAGATGCAACTTTAAGATTTACAGTAAATTCAGAAAGTGGAAATACAATTGATTTAGAAATTCAAAATTCAATTTTAGTTTCTTTGGTTGGAATACCTGTACCTTTAAATACTGTTACAATTTTATGTGATTCCATAGCGCCCAATTTAGATATAAATCTAAACGCAATTTGTCCAAACATAAAAATTTCCGATTTCTTTAGTGGGATTTTAAATATGTTTAACTTAACAATAAACCCAATTTCAGCAACTGAATTCGAGGTTGAAACTTTGGAGTCGTGGTATTCAAAAGGAGTAATAAAAAACATTACACTAAATACAAATGACACTTACGAAGTTGGTAGGGTAAAACTTTATAAGCAAATTGACTTTAGATACCAACAAAGTGAAACGATTTTAAACCGTAAATTCTTTGGATTCAATCAAGCTGAATACGGAAATTTAAGAAACGTATTTCAAAACGACGGTAGCGATTTCAAAATAGAATTACCATTTGAGAATTTATTACAGCAAAAGTTTACAGATATAAATATACAAGTTGGGTATTCAGTCGACATAAACGGGCAACCGATAACACCGAAACCGATGTTATTGTATATGAATGACGGGCAAAATATAAGCGCAAACCCTATTGAATTTTTTGCAGGTGAATTAGGTTTTGTTACATTAAACGCTTATATGCCGTTCGGGCAGGATTTACAATATAATCAAAATCTTTTTTCTTTAAATTGGGGTGCAGAAATTTCAAGTTTCTATTTAAACACGATTTCAAATTCTTTATTCGCTACTTATTGGCAAACTTATTTGGCAGGTTTATACGATTTAAGACAACGTTTGTACACGTTCCAAACAATGTTACCACTATCGAAATTAAACAGCTTAAAATTAAACGATAGGTTAGTAATTGAAGATAAACGATACCTAATAAACGACTACAAAACGAACTTAACAACGGGTATGGTAAACCTTACTTTGTTGGAAGATTTTAGAACGATATTGCAACCGCTTATTTTCAATATGCCAGAAAGCGCGATTTGTTTTGAAGCAATGATTTTTATACCTAACGATGCGAATTCTTTTGAGTTAACAACGGAAACGGCAGGGGTAACAATGACACCCGATAACGCGAACTTAGATAGCTTAGTTAATATTTGTATTCCAACAAGTGCGGAAACAGCGATAACAACAGAGGATGAAATTGATATAACAACGGAAGACGGCGAGGTTTTAATAACCGAAGATTCGGGAGCTTCAACAATTACCATTTTGGTAACCTTTGACAATGGAACAACTAACGAAATAATAATAACACGAAATGCTTAGATTATTAATTGAATTACTAAGGGTAGATGAGTTTACTGGAATAAGTGAAAATATAGATATTGCAAAAGGGCAGTATAAATTGAACACTTCGGTAAGAGAAAGTTGGAAACAAGCAAAAAGAAAATACATAGCTAATAATACTTATAATGGCAGAAAAGAAAGTAATTGAAATAGACATTGAGTCGAATTTAGGTTCGTTAAAATCGCAACTTAGAGAAGCACAAAGCGAAGTTGCTTCGTTAAGTGATAAGTTTGGAGCGACTTCACGTGAAGCGGCGGAAGCGGCTAAAAGAGCAGCGGAATTAAAAGACAGAATTGGTGATGCTAAAGCGTTAACAGATGCGTTTAATCCAGATGCGAAATTTAATGCGTTAAGTTCTTCAATCGGTGGGGTGCTTAATGGATTCCAAGCTTACGAGGGTGCGTTGGGTTTAATTGGAGTTGAAAACGAAGACTTACAAAAAACACTTTTGAAAGTTCAAAGCGCAATGGCTTTGTCGCAAGGAATACAAGGTTTAGCGGAGGCAAAAGATAGCTTTGTTCAGTTGGGAGCGGTTGTTAAAAATACAACGTTGTTTACTTCGGCTTATAACTTTGTTATGGGTATTTCCAACAAAGAAACAGCGACAAATGTATTGGTAACCGAAGCGGACACGAGCGCAAAAGTTGGTTTAACGGGTGCAACGGGAGTTTTATCAACGGTAACGGGTGGCGCAACTACAGCAATGAAGTTGTTTAGAGTGGCTTTAATAGCAACGGGAATAGGTGCAATAGTTGTTTTAATAGGATTACTAATTGCAAACTTCGACAAAGTTACGGCAGTCGTTCAAAAGCTTTCAGGATATGTAATTAAAGCTTACGATTATTTCGATAATTTAGGAACGGCGATTAAAGTTTTAGTAGGAATATTTTTCCCTTTTATTGGCGTTGTTTACGGCGCTATCAAAGCACTTGAATACTTCAATGTTATTGACACGAAAAACGAACGTGATATGTCCGCAAGGCACGTGGCAAATATAAAACGTATTGATAAAGAACTTGCAAAACGCGAAGAGGCAAAGAAAGCACGTAAAAAAGCATACGACGAAGAAACTGGAAATATTGACCGACAAATTAAGTTATTAGAAGCGCAAGGAAAATCAACGGAAGCACTCGAGAAATTACAACTTAAACGTTCGTTAACAAATCAACGTGAACTAATCAAAGAGGCACGATTAAATTTACAGATTTTAAGAGCGACAAATATCGGTGGAGTAAATGATGAAATGATTGAAGAAACAGTTAAGGCAATTGCTGAAATGAAACAAGCAATTCTAAACACTGAAACAGATATAAAAATCGCAAGAATTGATAACGCAAAAGAAACTAAAGAAAAAATAAAAGAAAGCGACAAAGAACTTGATTTAACAAAAGATGAATTATATCAATTAGAGCAAAAAAGATTAGCGGAATTAAACAAAGCGGAACTTGATTCTTTAAACGTAATTGATGCGGCTAAAAAAGCAAATGCGGATATGCTTTTAACAGAACAAGAACTTGCAATTCAAAAAGAAAATGAAGCATATCAAATAAAACTTGATAACGCAATTAAATTTGGGCAGGACACCGAAGCGTTAGAAATTGAACACTTAAATAATTTAAACAATATAAACTTAACAGCTCAAGAAAAACAATACGCAAATGATAAAGAAGCTAAGGAAAAACAAATAGCGTTAGACAAAGAAACAGCGGAAAAGAAACTTGAAATTGAAAAAATACTTAACGAACAAAAAGCAACTATTCAACAACAAGGTTTGGACGTTGCATTACAAGGTATTGGAGTTATAAAATCCGTTTTTGAGAAATCTAAGGGAGTACAAAAAGCGGCGGTTATTGCTGAAAGTGCAATTGGTATCGCTAAAATGATTATTTCTACTAAAACAGGAAATGCAGCGGCAAGGGCAGCAGGTTTAGCGTTATCTATTCCTTCGGGTGGTGCGTCGGTAGTAGCGGCAGAAACACAAATTGCATTAAATAATATTTCAACTGGTTTAGGTATTGCAGCTAACGTAGCGGCAACAGCAAAGGCGTTAAGTGCTTTGGGCGGTGGTGGCGCACCTAGTGGAAGTTTAGGCGGAGACGGCGGTGGTGGTGGCGGTGGTGGCTTCAACCCCTCTTTTAACGTCGTTGGAAATAGCGGAATCAATCAATTAGCAGGAATACAGCAACAACCTGTAAAAGCTTATATTACAACGGGCGAAGTGTCAACGGCTTTGAGTTTAGAACGAAATACACTACAAAAAACAACTTTTTAATTATTAAGTTATGGAAAGAAAAGTAATTGAAATGCTTATTAACGATTTGGAAGACGAAGTTTTCGCGATTTCAGTCGTTACAAAACCTGCTATCGAAGAAAATTTTATTGCACTTTCGGAACACGAAATCGAGTTGAAAACTATTGACGAAGATAAACGCATTTTAATCGGTGCGGTTTTAGTTCCTGAAAAGGAAATATTAAGAGTCGACGCAAAAAATAACCCTTACTATATTAAGTTTTCAGCTGAAACAATTAAACAATCAAGTGAATTGTTTTTAATGCGCTCAAAACAAAACAATGTTACGTTACAGCACGCTAAAAAGCTCGAAGATATGAGCGTTGTTGAAAGTTGGATAGTTGAAGATAGCAAAGTGGATAAAAGCGCTTTGTATGGCTTTGAATACCCAAAAGGGACGTGGGTTGCAATGATGAAAGTTAACAACGATGATGTTTGGGAGCAAGTGAAAAGCGGTGCGATTAAAGGATTTTCAATTGAGGGAAAATTTAGCGATAATCAAAATTTAGCTGAATTGGATTTATTAGAACAGGTTAAGCAATTATTAAAACAAATATAAAATGAAGAGTAATTTAATTATCGCTTTAAATGCGATTGAAAAACATGATGTTGAATTGGCAAATTTAAAAGACTTAGATACTTTGATTAAAGATTTAAAAGGTAGTTTTTCAATGGCGGAAACTGAAGGACAAATCTTAGCTAAAAAACTTTCAGATGCTGAATTGCAAAATAGAAAATTTGATAAAGTTGTTGCGGATATGAAATCAACAGCTTATATGTCTATACCAAATGTAGTAAAGGAAATACAAGCTAAAGCAAAAGAAATTGGAGTTGATGTTTCAACCTTACCACAAATAAAGGAAGTTGATGCATTAATCAAGAAAACAAAGGAGTACGAAGCTTATAATAAGTCAATTCCTACTATACCACAATTATAAAAACACAACAAAAAACAAATATTTAATTATCTAAATATGAAAGAAAAAACAATTTTAAATAAGCTCAAAACACTTTTAGGAATGGAAGTTAAATTAGAGCAAATGAAATTAGCGGACGGAATAACGGTTATTCAAGCGGATTCTTTTGAGCCTGAAATGGAAGTAATGATTGTTACAACCGACGAACAAATGATCCCTTTGCCAATTGGCGAATACGAATTAGAGGACGGTCGCAAACTTACAGTTGTTGTTGAAGGTATTATCGCAAGTGTTGAAATGGTTGAAGAAGAAGAAGAAGTAATCGAACCCGTAGAAACTCCTGTTGAAGCGAGTACAGAACCAATTGCACCTGCTAAAGAACCTAAGTCGATTATTGAAACAACAACGAAAGAGGTTAGATTTTCAGCGGAAGAGTTCGACACTTTGAAATCTGAAAACGAAGAATTAAAAACTAAGTTAGCGGAATTGGAAGTTAAACTTTCAGAGGCTACGATTAAACCGATTACGTTTAATCCAGAGTCGCAAAATAAAGTACAAATTGATTTGTCAAAAGTTGACAAACATACTAGATTGATTTATTCACTAAATAACAAATAAAAAATGGCTACAACATTAACAGTAGATTCAAATTACGCAGGGCAGGTTGCCGGCGAAATTATCGGTAAGGCTTTCAA